GTGAGTGTCTACTTAAAAAAGAGAGAAATGGGAATAACCCACCATCTATCCTATGCACACGGCGTAAACTTATTTCGTCACCTGCTGCCATCTTTGGTATAACTCTGCATCCGTCCCCCCATAGGGGTCCGGTTGGTTAGCAGTACCATCGCTCTGACACAGTTTATGGAAAAAGTCCCTGGCTGTGGATTATGATGTTTACTCTTGGAATCTTTCCAAGCATTAGACATGAGCACTCACCTCCTTCGATAGGAGAGGACTTACTATTCTCGTCCAATCCTTATGGCTTGTTAAAGGCCAGGATCCGAAGGGGCGTTTGAACATACACTCGTAGAGTCATCTTCAACGTCTGAAAATAGGGGTTCCAAACCCTTTAGATCCAAACGACGCTGCTTTTCCGGATTGGTTTTCCGGAGGAATCCTTCACAAGATTCCCAAAACTTGGTATCACCTTTCATTATAGTCTCTTTAAACTCATCGTTGATCTGAGGATCTTCGAAGAGGAGAACATTATCAAGGGAGAAGTGTTGACAATCCTCTAAGAGGAAGTCAATACCTTCTAATTCGATCAAATCCGGTGTTTCCACCAGGAAGGGATCGTTCGCCAACTGACTATCTAGCCAGTAGCGTTGGACCAAGTCGACCATATGAGCTAAGACTCGGTTTTGAACCGACTCTGCAACTCTGTGATCTACAGCAATGAAGCGTTCATTTTTCGTCCAGAAAGAAATATCTGGTGCACTTTGGAGTTGATAAGCTCCATTCTTGACGATCTCACTCAGGGTGGAGTAGGCAGTTTTAAAGCCTTCTCCTCTCCTCGAGAGAGAGTTCCAAAATCTCTGAAGACATTCATGAGTAAGGTCAGAAAAGGATTCTTCGACTAAGTCGGAGCCTTTTTCAGTGAGAGCTCCAAGAGCTTTACACCGAAGGACCTTCTCCCTGTTCGTCTGAACTTCAGTTGAGAATCTTAACTCAAGCTGATCAGAGAGAAGAACAGGAACTCTAATCCATGCATAGGGGTGACCCTTAACAGGAATAGGTTCCGAGAACTTCTTGAGAGTATCATAAAGATAAACTCTCTTATGTAAGGAAACGTCAATAGGCACTCCATCCGAAGTGTCATATAGTGCTAAACCTCCATGTCCTCTATCCAAATGGATGGAACGCGGAGTTTTCATTAATTCGCGGAAATTCCTCAAAAGGAAACCCTCCTTCAAGTTGTCCGAGGAACCCCAATAATATTGGGCCTCTGCTAAGCAGTAGGAAATCGAACAACCTGTACGATTCTGACACGATACCTTCCCGGTGGGTAATCCCACACCAAGGAAGAATAATTGTGAATTAACAGTACAGAAATGAGGGTCCACGAAATTCTTTCCAATGGACAGAGAGAGACCGACTCGAGGAGCCAGCTCTCTCCAGGTTTTGATATTTAGATCAGAACCTCTCGCAACAACATCGTCTCCATTAACCAGGTACTTTTCACTTTGAAAGCCTGATCGGGAAACGACAAAATCGTTCAAGAAACATAGAAGAGGAAAAGACAAAAGGGAGCCCATAAGCTGCCCTGAAGTTTGGAGACTCTCCTTACCACCCGGATATCGCATCCGATGTGGGGAAATCTCCCAACGAACCCATTTTTGAGTGGGCTCATGATCAATATGCTCTAGAATACCTTCTATGAGGGCCTCAGTGGCCCACATGGGAAAGTTATCTGTAGCGGCAGTGTAATCTCCGGAAAGCCAGAGATCACCACTGTCAGATCTGTCTTGAATACTCTTAATTTTATACTCAATTCTCTCAAACCATGGAAGGGTCTCTTCGACAAAATCGTCGAGATCCTTGACTCCATTAGTGAGACAAAATTGAGGCTGAGTTCCCAAGTAAGTCCATAAAGCCTTTTGAAAAGGTTGAAGGACCTTGGTATCTTTCTCAGCGACAGTGATCATACGAACTTTGAGAGGTTCAGCAATAGCTGAAGCTCGAACGATGGGTGGATGGGTAGGTGGATCCTTAGGGAAATCCATCCTAATGTGATGAGTATGAGGAGTGATGCCTTTCGGCTCCTCCTCAATCTTCACAAACCATTCAATTCCATCCTCTTTCTCAAAGCGGATATAATAAGACCCAATCCTCTGGGACCACGTATTGTGGAAAACCCTAGAGTGATAATCTAACTTCTGGTTCAACTTCTCCTTAAGGAGTTGAAGAACTTCAAAGAAAGTATGAGTCTCTCCCAATCGACTTTCTTCTAAGGCCGTAAAGCCTGAATGAAGAATGTTGTGCGTATGAAAATCACGTCCATATGTATGTTTCGTTTTCAGTTGGATGTTTTTATTCCATTCACAAGGTAATAGAAGTTCTTTAAAAACTGTAATATGCTTATCTCTTTCGACTAAGAAAGTTAAGTCGAATCTCCGCCATAAAGCGAGAGGTTCTTCTATAAGACGGCTATTCGAGCCATCAATTACTAACTGGGTCCCAAAGGCCCTATTCGAAGTCACTATGACGATAGGAGAAGTGAACTTAGTTCCCTTCTCTTTCAATTCTGCCATAGGTAGAACATAGTCATTCAATGAAATGAGAGACATAAATTCTGAAATATCGGAGTTATCTTTAAGGTCTTGTCCGAAGTCATCTAAGACGACGACAGGTTGACCATGATAACCATCCCAATGGGCGGTATTACAGGAGCGCATATATACGAAATCCTCTCTTTGAATCTTTGGACAAAGGTGTGATCTAAGGTGATCAACAAGAGCAGAAACTGCTGTTGTCTTACCTGAACCTGGACTTCCGAACAAACCTATTACTAGGGGTTCGGGTCTAGGCTGATTCACCGTGTCGAGATTGAGAGCCGGGTTCCCCTGGTCTCTCTGGATGGTTCCATCCTGCTCTAAAGCAGAAAGGTTCCCTCCATCTCGACGTCCTTTCTCCAAACAAGCGCGAGTGTTAGGTAGTGAAGTCTTAAAAGGATCATACAAGTGTTTCACTTGAGATCCAACTTTACGACCATATTCCTTCAGATCTTGATAAAGTTCTTGATCTAAGGGTAAACATTCGCTGGAGGCTCGGCAAAGAGAAGCTTCATGCTTCTCATATGCTTGTTCTATCATTTCTTCTCCAACCGGAGCACAAAGTGCCTTCGACTGTTGAAGATTGTGATAGAATTGAGCTCTCCTTTTCTTATGATTCTTAAAAGACTTGTCCAATCTAGATTGGGTACAAGCCGGAAAAAGAGGTATAGAACAACGTGAAAACTCAGGAATCTGATCCTGTTCCATTTGTTGAGAAAATGCTCCCGCAAGGGACACCTTGATCAACTTAACGTACTCAGCTTCACTTAAATCTTTCGGGAAAACCCTAAGATAGTGAAGACAGAGACGATATAGAACATCGTCATTAGACAAAGACTTCTTCCTTACACGGAAACGAATCTGAGGGTAACCTCGAGAATCGTCAACGTAGGTAGATAACTTTCCATGGGAAAAACCACCATGAAAAAGATCCTTTGTATGAGACCTGATTGCTGGAAGGAAAACCTTATGATTAAAGTTTTCCACAGCCAACGAAACAGCA